CACTTTTTTAAAAAGCACTCCGAAGAGTGCTTTTAATTTATTCCTTGTAATTAACGAATTAATTCTTACTGGAATGCTACGTTTGACAATGTAATTGCGTCAACGTAATCAGCCGCGTTACCCAATGAACTTGCTGTGTTAGTAAGTTCTTTGTACCCGTATCTTGTCATAAATGACACTACTGGTTCAAATGTGCTTGGATCCATAACTGGACCTGTGCTCATTAATGGGATGTAAGGACAATAGAATGCCGGAGCATCAGTTTCGCTTGATCCTTTGTAACCAACAAGAACCTTAGTTCCGTCAGCCGCATAGTTATCAGCAAATACTTTGATTGTTCCGTTTAAAGTTCCAACAAACTTAGTGTTTACTGGTGCTTCAAATGAACCTTCTGTTGTTCTTGCGAATGTTGAGGTAGATGCACTTTGTAAAATAGTAAGTGCTTCTGGAGATACAACAATATAGTTACCAGCGCCACGTCTTGTTCTAGCCGCGATTCTGTTAGCCGCTCTGTTAATCTCTATAGCCAATAATGCATGCCTATCACCAACGTATGAAGGTGTGTAAGCCGCCGCTAAAGCATTGAAGTCTAAAGCAGTTCCAGTTCCAGCAAGAGTTCTTAATGAACCTATGATTTCTTGGTCAATCTCAACAACAATCTCTTGTGCTAAGGCTTGCATAATTTCTGCTTCAACGTCTACGCCATGCATTGCTTCTGCATCTTGAGCCGCCTCAAATGTCCATCTTGCACTTAAACGTCTAGTCTTTGCTTCGACTGTTTCTTTTAAGATTTGGATTGACATTTTTCTTCCAGCAACACCCTCTGCCGCCGCTGTGGCGTCAGGTGATCCTGCGTAAGAATTTGCAAGTTGGAACGGACTTAAAGCCTCGTCACCTGCACTTGCTCCACCACCAGTTTCCGCATAACGGACTCTTAGTGTGTGGATTTGCCCTACTGGGCCAGTCATAGGTTGAACACCTACTAATTCGTTAGCAATAACAGAAGGCATAACCCTTCTAATTAATGGTAACATTACTTTGTTTAATGTTGCTACTGAACCTGCACCAGTTGCCCCTGCGGTTGCCGCCTCATTCAAATAGCTCTTGCTATTTTCGAGAACGACGTCCAATGAAGTTTTTCTGTTTCCAGAAAGTCCTTCTAATAGAGCTTCCTTGGTTGCGGACCAGTTGCTTTCAAATAAATCTGCCATTTTAAATACTCCTAATTATTTTGAAAGTCCGGCTAATTTTCTGAGGACGTCGATTTCGACGACTCCAGTTTCGTCATTGGAAGATGCACTAGGTACAGCCGCCTTATCACCAGTGTGTTCTTTCTTTACCACTGATTCTGACAATGTCTTTTTCACTCTTGGTGTTTTGCCATCTAAAACTGATGGAAGATACTTATTGAATTGCTTCTCTAAGTTCTCTGTCTTAACACTTTCAAGTAAGTCGGACATGATTTCTTTCTTCTCTTTGCCTAATGGGCTCATCAACTCATTCAAAGTCTCTTTTCTTTCGAATCGATCGTTTGCAACTTTAAGTTTAGATTCTACTAAATTAGCAGTCTCTTGTTCTTTAGCAATTTTTTCATTTGCTTCGTTAAGTTTTGAATCCATATCGGCTATTTGTTTCTGTAAATTCTTAAGATCTTTGCTTTCGTTAAGGTAACTAGTACCGTATTCGTTAGCAAATGCTTCAAAAATTCTTCGACCAAAGTCATTCTCACGAGCCTTAGTTATGTCATTACGGAATGAGGAAACTTCTTTTGAGATTACGTTGTTTACAACGTTCTCTACTTTGTCTGCGGCTTTCTTAATAAAGTCTACCTTTGACTCAGCAAGTTGTTTCTTTCCTTCTCTTACCATTTTGACTTTTTGCTCAACTAAAGATTTTTTATCTTCGTGGAATTCAGTTAGTTCACCAGCAAGTTGTTCTGTTACGAACTCATCAAGTTTTTCAACGTGTTCGCTTACTTTTGTTCTATCTGCACGAAGTTCTCTCACTTCATTTGCAACCGCTTGGGTTACAAACTTGTCAAGTAGTTTAGCATGTTCACTAATGGCTTTGTGGTACTTCACTCGATCGTTTGCTAGGGATTGTTTTTCCTCTGCAATTTGTGAAATCTCTGCTGTAACTTTTTCTGAGATGAAATTGTCCATTGCTTCAACAATCTGACTTTTGTCATGACTGTATCGCTGGGCAAACTCTTCTCTAAGTTCCGCAGTGAGTTCTTCTCTTGCTTCAGAAATCTTACTTTCCCATGCTTCTTGAAGTCCTGTCTTAACTTCTTCTGTTAAGTCTGTTCCTTCAAGTAGGTCGTTAAATGTCACTGCCATTGTAGTTCTCCTACTTCTATAATTTTAGTTCATTGATGAAGTCAGTTATTGATTTCATCAAATATTTTTCTGCACTTTTATCGTGTGTAACAGACGCCGCAATCTCGTGTAAAACTGCGCCGCCTCTCATGTTAAATAAACTTTCATAGATAGTCTTTGGATAGGCATCTGGTGCACTAGGTTGTGCCACAATGTCTACTGTAACTATATCGAAGTCGCTTACTTGTCCACTATCGTTGACATTTCCACTTCCTCGACTGCTTACACCAAGTTTAGCACCTGCCTTTAACAATGCTCTCGCAATGTTACCCATCGGTGTCTCTATGATTTTTAATTTTCCTAGACCATTTGCATCATCTGTATGCATGTCAGTTATTATATGACTGACTCGATCTAAATTAATCTGTAGTTCCTCTGGATGGTCTAATTCGCCCATCACAGTCTCACCTTTTGTTAACCTGGTTCTCACACTCTCTACGGCTTTGGCTATCTCGTCTTTAGGATATACTCTTCCATTTTGATTTTTTACGTCACCTTGGATGAATAATCCTTGCATGAATAGTTCCTTCCCATCTGCTGATTCAATTAATTGAACTTTAGATTGTTCTGGACTTATATATTCAAACAGTTGCCTTGTAGTCGCCATAGTTTACTCCTTCAGTAATTAAAAAGACTTATGCCTTTTTAGGTTCAACTTTAATGTTGTCTGTTGGTGTGTGATCTTTTGGTTTGTTGTCGCCTTTATTTCCATCGCCACCGTCTTTATTGTCCATGCCGCCTTTGACGCCATCTACTTTAAAGTTTTTCTTTGGTGATTTTGATAATGGTGATTCTTTTGAATCTGCTTCGCCACCTTTAGGCTCTGCTACATTGTTAGATAATTTAGTTGCTTCTTCAAGCTCATTATCTTCATCTGTAGTTTCGTCTAGGTCATATTCAACTGATTCCATATCCATGTCCATTTCATCTTCCATGTCCATATCTACTTCTTCAGCATCGTCGCCCATATCGCCTTCTTCGTCTGCTAGTAGTTTTTCAAATTCTGCTTTAAGATCGTCGAGTTCGTCTTCTAGATCGTCAACTTTATCTTCTAAGTCGCCTTCTCCTTCTTCTTCTTCTCCCATCTCATCGCCTTCAATTTCTTCTTCAGAAGTTTGTAGTACATCTGTTTCAAAATCATTTGATTGGTCGATTACTTCGTCCATTCCAAATTCTTCTTCAACTGCTTCCTCTTCAGATTCAACAGTTTCTTCAACTGCTTCTTCTTCAGACTCTTCTGATTCTTCTACTGCTTCTTCATCTGTATCTTTTGTTTCATCAACTTCTTCGCTGTCGGATGAGTCCTCATCAAGCACTTTCTCGTATTCTGCTCTTGCTTTCGCAACAACATATTCGTGTAGTGCCTCTTCGGCTTTCTCATTTTCTTCAGCAAGGAGAAGTTCTAGAATTTCTTCTAATTTTGTTCTTGATTCTGACATTGTGGTCTCCTTAATTAAGATTCGCGATTATCACAAACGTGTGGCAATCCGCATTTAATACTTATAGTGGTATGGGTGTATACTAGGTAATATGGTGTGTTTTTGGCTCAAACGAGTCAAAAAATGTTAAAGTGTAGGTCCTGCGTCTGTGGGTGCGGCATACATCATTTTTACAAACTTCTTATGCTCTACTTCTTCTGCTTTTTTAATTTCTCTTACTTTACGAAGTTTATTTATCTCAGATAACGTAAACTTAACTTTTCTAGTGTCATCAGCAGATGTCTTAAGAAAGTTATCTAGTTCTGGATTGTAAAATTCGTTTAGTCTCATTATATAGCACCTGTTCCGTCTGGCCCTAATCCTGTACCTGTTGGTGGTGCAGTAGTTCCGGCATCTGGTATAGCAGTATTTATCTCCTCAGGAGCGCCTTCTAATCCCATAATGTCTTGTTCAGGTATCTCAGCATCTGTATCGGTACTAATTTCATCATTAGGTCTTACACCAATATTTTTAAGATCAATGTCTTTAGATGCATCTTGGAACTTCTCATAGTTATTCTCTTGACGCCAAAGTTCTTCGTTCTCTTTAATCTCTTCTGGAGTTAATCCTAAGTATTTAGAAAGTTTAAACTGATTAGCCATATATGGAATATTAGCAACTTGGTTATAAAGTTGTGCTCTTTCAGTCTGTAATTGAATATCTCTATAAGAACTAAAGTTCATTGGATGATTAAATTCAACTCTAAAGCCTGAACTGTCAATGTCTATTCCTCCATGTTTGAGGAACATTTTAAATTCTCTATCAAAATCTTCTTGTATTTGTTTTTGCAGTCTACTCACATACGTTGCAAATCTATATTCTTGAATATATGCAACACCTACTTTACCATCGTTATACATTGCAGATCCATCGTCTGGTCCTGTTGGTAAGTAACTAGCAGGTATTCTTAAACCACGTAATAGTTTGTTATTAAAGTACCTAAGGTCGTCTATTTGTCCTAAGTTCTCACCACCTGGTAGTGTATCAACTTTAGAACCTCTGCCTTCTGCCGTTTGTGCAAAGAAGTAATCTTCTAACATGCTCATTGGATTGTAGGCCGAATCGGCAACACTATTTCCTGCACCATCTTTATTAGGTACACGTTTTTGTTGTACTTCGTATTTAATTTGTTCTAAATACTGTCTTGCTTTGTGAGGTGGCATATTACCTACGTCAATCATAAACACACGTCTTTCAGGTGCTCTATGAACTCTGTAAATAATGATTGAGTCTTCTAGTAATTCTTTTTGCTTAAATGTTTTGTATATTGATTCTAAAATGCTAACACCGAAAGGCCATGAGTGGTCCATACCTTCTGTTAAACTAACATGAACCATGTGTTTAGCATCTACTGGAACACCTTGGTCGACTCCGCTAATAGCACCAGTCATATAGTTACTTGCACTAGTGGCCACATTTTGTCCGCCGGATAACATTCCACCGCCTGCTCCATATGGTCTTGAATGCAACGGTGCCGATGCTGTTCCTAATTGTTCAGCAAAGTTTGGTTCTAAGTTTTTAATAAAGTAAGTTTCAATTTTCTTACCTTCACTTTCGTTAACAATAACTTTTTCTATGTTTGCTGGATCAACCCAAAACAATTCAAATGTTTCTGGATCTCTAATAAAAAACTGGTCGCCATATTTACATACACTTCTGAACATTTTAAATGCTCTTTTGTGCAACTTATTAATATGACACCATTTTCTAATTTGTGATTGTATAATTTTGTTTTCAGTATCTGTTGGAGTAGATGTATATTCTATACTGAATGGAAGACCTGTTGTCTCATCTTCTTGAGTTCCGAATTCGCCAATAGTGTCTAAAGCGGCATTAATTTCCAAATCGTTGTCCATTTGGTCATATTGCATATACCTCATAAGCCTGTTAGGACTTCCTGCATATACTTCTGGTAACCAACTTGCGTATCTGCTAGTTGCGGCTCCAGGGCCACCTTGATTGTTTTGCTCTACGTTAAGAGGCAAGCCTGCATTATCGTATGGCGTAAAGTGTTTTCTCCAACTCATAATATTCTCATTAACTTATATATTACACTATTTATCGGAAAGTGTCAACCTAA